CACGTATGCTCCGTATGTTGATGGTGGTAAATCCGTTAGATCAATAATTAAGTCTTTGGAGAAAGCGAAGAAAAACCGTACAAAAGGACGATTAATAATAAATCGTTCAGATTTGTTTGATACAAACCTAACTTGCATTATTGAAGATTTTACGACAAAAGATAAAGGCGGTGAACCGAACGATATTTATTACAGTATCACATTAAAAGAATATCGCAACTATGCACCTGAAACAGTGGCTATTGCAGAGCCTATTTCTCCATCGCCTGAAGCGGTTTTGGAAGATACAGGCGTTGAAACTTCAGAAACTCAGCAAGTTACGGCGGTTGTTGATAGACCCGTTGAAACTCCTGTTATGCGTGTAGGGGCGGTTGTTATCGCTAATGGTACATATTGTAATGATTCCTACGGAAGTAAACCGCATGGAACAGCTAATAATATTCAGACAACGGTTAATCGCATTGTTGCCGGTCGCGCATTTCCGATTTTAATAGGTTCTTATGGGTGGATAACGGAAGCACAATTACAAGTGATAGGCTAAAGAGGTGACTAAATGAGCTATTCATTAACAGCGATTACTAAAAATAGTACGCAACAATTAGAGCCAGGTCCTTCTGTGCCGGGGCAGAAAGTTACGCTGTCAAAGAATATGACCAATTGCACAACAAAGATCAGCATAACGACTCAGCGTTTTAATAGTGCTTCAAAAATGACGTTTTCGTGCGTAGAGAACAGTGGAATTGCACTCGAAGAAGGCTCAATGGTTCAGTTTGTCGATAACGGAACACAGGTTTTTCAGGGGTTTATATTCACAGCTCAAAGGTCTTTGGGTGGTGAAGTTGAATATACGGCTTATGATCAGACGTATTATTTAAAGGCTAAAGCTTCATATACTTTTACGAACATGACTTTAGAGCAAATCATAACTCAGCTTGCTACAGACTTCGGCTTGACAATAGGAACACTAGAACCGACAGGATATGTATTCCCTTGTCTGATTAAAGACAATACCGAGTGTTTAGGCATGATTTATGATGCTTTATCAACGGTCATAACTCAGACAGGAAAAATATTTGTATTCTATGACGATTTTGGTAAATTGACCTTAAAAGAAGCAAAAAATATGCTTATACAGCAAAAGATTGGTAACAATTCGCTTGTGACCGATTATACTTATAAGAGAGATATATCAACGAATACATATAATCGTATTAAACTGGTAAGACCTAATAAAGACACAGGAAGAAGCGACGTAATTATGCACGACGATGCTGAAACACAAAAAACGTGGGGATTGCTGCAGTTTTATGATACGGTCGATGAAAATCTTAATGATGCTCAGATAGATGAACTTTGTAGAGCCTATCTGGAATATTATAATAAAGTTTGGCAGACTCTTACAATTAGTGCTATGGGAATAACCGGATTAAGAGCTGGAAACGTTATTCCTATTAGAATCACACAAGTTGAGTCGTTATCCGCTAACAGATTGCTTGTTGCTGAAAAGGTGACGCACAATTACGAAGGTGCTAACGTTCATACAATGTCAATCGAAGTTAAGAGCTTTGAGAATTTGGGTAATTTAACATGGATTTAATAGAAGTTTTACAGTCTTTAATACAAAATGGCGTTGAAGAATTGAAACTCACAGACCTTATTATCGGTACAATTATGAGCGTTGCACCATACAGCGTAACTATAAATCAATATATGATGCCGATTCCACAAGAAGCTTTGATTTTTACAAGTGCTGTTATGCCTAAAACATACAGCGGTACGACTTCCGACGGAGCAAACTTTACGGTGGCTATCAATGAACCTCTACAAGTGATGGACAAAGTTATTATGTTGCGTGTCCAGCATGGACAGCGATTTATAATATTGTCAAAAGTACAAAACTAAGGGAGGTGTGATATATGGCTACATTACCGGAAAATGTCAATTTTGGAACGCAATTAGAATATGTATCACAGCCTTCACAAACTTGGCTTATAAATCGTGAAACAATGCGCGTACAATGCGATATAAACGGCTTAGAATCGGTTAAACAAGCTGTTGATATAATGTTGAGTACAGACCGTTTTAAGTGGCAAATTTACACTTCTAATATGGGTTCTGAGCTTGAAACTTTAATCGGCGAAGAAACATCTTATGTTGTTAGTGAATTTCCGCGAATGGTTGAAGATGCTTTGTCGGTAGATTCTAGGATTATTGAGGTATCTGATTTTAATTATACGGTCAATGGCGATACTATGTTGTGGACTTTTACAGTCAGAACGGTTTATGGCGATTTTGGAGAAGAGGTGACGATATGATTGATTTTTCACAGTATACAAAAGCCAACATTGAAGCTTCGATGCTTAATCAAGTTGATGATGATCTTGACAAGCGTGAAGGCTCATTAATTCAGACTGCTATTGGTCCGGCTGCTTGGTGGCTTGAGGGAATGTATTTGACACTCAATCAGATACAGCTAAACGCTTCACCTTTTTATGCTGCCGGTGATGCGCTTGATGATATTGTTGCTTTGCGTGGTATCACTCGAAAAAGTGCTACTCCGGCAGTTCGACAGGGTGTATTTGATGCCGAAGTTCCTGAAGGGAGTCAGTTTAAAACCATCAATGGTGCTAATTCTGTCATTTTTGTTAGTGGCGATTTAATAAGTCAGTCCGAGGGTGTTTATACATATCAAATGACTTGCGCTGTTGATGGCACAATAGGTAATAATTACAGCGGCGCTTTAATTCCGATAACGGCCATTGCTGGTTTATCAAGTGCTGTTTTGGGTGAGATCATAACCGAAGGTACAGAGGAAGAAACAGACGCGTCATTAAGAGCAAGGTTTTTTAATACTTTTGGTTCGCAGCCATATGGCGGAAACATTGCCGAATACAGAAAAACCATTTTGGAGATTCCGGGCGTCGGAGCTGTGCAAGTATATCCGGCTTGGCAAGGCGGTGGCACTGTTTTATGTTCGATTCTGAATGATAGTTTTGAACCGGCTTCATCGGCTTTGATAAATACTGTTCAAAATGCCATTTGTCCGATTCCTACGGGAGATAGTTTACCGAGTCCGAACGGCTACGGTGTAGCGCCTATCGGTGCGGCTGTCACTATTGCGACGGGTACAGAGTTGACCGTCAATATAACGGCCACAATTCAATTTAGAGATGATATCGTCAATGGACTTGAGTTGTATGACGATGATATCAAGACTCAGATTGAAGCATATTTCACATCGGTTCGTGAGTCATGGGGTAACGCTCTGACAGCACATACCATCAGCTATCCGGTTGTTATTTATGTCGCTCGAATAATTTACGCTATTTTGAATGTTCCCGAAGTCGTTAATGTTACAAATTTGACTATCAACGGTAGCACAACAGATTTAACATTGACAGAAACATCGGCATTACAGCAAGTGCCTGTTGTTGGCACTATCACGTTGAATGAGGTGTAAATTATGAGATTTGATGATACGTCAGCAAGCGAAACATTAATGCAACAGCTGCCTACGTGGTTTAAGCCTGTTTTAGAATATATCGAACTAATGAAGGCTTTTGGTGTTTCGCTCGATAGTTTGAATGAAAATTCCGAAAATATATACTATAATCAGTATATACAGACCGCCGATTTATCTACCATTAAAACATGGGAAAAATTGTTTGGAATTACGGTTCGATACGGTGATACAATAGAGTTCAGAAGGGCAAGGCTGATACAGAAATTTAGTCAGATAGTGCCGTATACCTATTGGGATTTGAATGACAGGCTCACAGCACTATACGGAGAGGACGGATACACATTAGAGGTAAATTCCGAAGAGTGCTGGATTAAGATTTTTGTTACTTCCGACAGATACGGAGCTATTGATCTGTTGTATGACCTTATATGGGATGTAGTTCCGGCACATTTGCGGATTTATGCTAATCAAGAAGTGCAGAATTATCTTATCAGCAATGCTAATGTTGGAGCGATTGTTAGTAATACTTTTGTTCAGAATATCGGAACAGGGGGCAATTAATGGGAAAATATAACGGTGCTGTCATAACGACAGCCGGACAGAATTTAATAGTGCAAGCTATTGCCGAGAGTAAGACGGTGACGTTTACAACGGCGCAGGCTTCAAGTCATGTATACCCGGCAAGTACGGATGTTGAAGCGCTGACAGCTTTGACGGATGTTGAGAGTACAGTAAACATCAATTATGCCGGAGTTTATAGCGACATGGTTGTGCAGGTGTCGGCAAGGTTTGACAATGACGGGGTTGATACGGCTTATCTGATTAACACACTTGGATTTTTTGCTCAGCTTGACTCTGACACTCCGATACTTTTTGCAGTATCTACAGCGGTTACACCTGATCAGATGCCAGTGTTCGATGCTGATAATCCAAGTGCGTTTATCTACAATATGCAGATGACGGTACAGAACGCTAGCTCGATTAATCTGAGTGTTAATCCGGCAGGAACAGTGACAGTTGAGCAATTAAATACTGTCGTTAGCATAATTAATGTAAACATTGGCGATTTATCGGATTTAACAACAGATGATAAAACATCATTAGTAAATGCGGTAAACGAAGTAAAGGCACAGGCAGATAAGTGTGAAGTTTTGGTTCTTTCGGTAGCCTCCTTTAGTTCACTTCCGCAGACCGTCACAAATGCGAACATAGAAAACGATATGGTAGTTGTAAACAGTGTACTCGGTACACCATCGGCACAGACCGGAGACTGGACAGTTACAACATCAAACGGCAGTTTGACGATTGCCGGAACTATAAGTGGTAATACAACACTTACATTATATTTATCTAAATCACGATAAAGGAGATATGAATTATGGAGAAGTATTTTTTGACTCAGATTAAGAGAACCAACGAAATTTTTGAGAAAGGCTGTGTTGTAAAAGATACACTTGACGCTGTGAAGCAGAGCTATCATGCGTATCTTGGAGCGTACGCTTACGGACATGATGTAAACACAGATTACGTGCAGTGTCTTGTAACCAACATTCGTGGTGGCATTGAGTTGTCAGAGACATGGAACGGTATTGTCGAAGAGGTATCAGGCAATGAAGAAAACGCTTAATTTTATTGGGGAACACTCCGATAAGGAGGTGTGGTATGGCCGAGAGTAAAATTATTCATCAATCTAGTATAAAATTGCTTTGGACTAATCCTAATCCAACAGCATCATTTCCTCCACAAACAATACCTCTTGATTTATCTAGTTATGATATGATTATGATAATTAGCGACACGAGTACAACAATGATGAGCATAAATGGTGTAGCTTATATTTATGGAAATCTGCCAGCTCTTCCCAGGTCAAGACAAATAAACGCGTCAATCAATACGGTGATTTTTGGCAGTGGTTATCAAGTAAACACAGAAGATAATGGGGCGGCAGTCCCTATAAATATATATGGGATTAAACTATAAACCCTTTAGTCATAACCACCGAAATTTCAGGAAACATCAAGAAATGAATATTATTACCGAGACATTATTATGGATTTGGCTTGTACTCAATATTTTTAAAACCATTAAAGACTTAACATCGTAAATTTGGGAGAGCATCAAGAAATAAATCGAGGAATAATTATGATAAAAGAAAAGCTATGCACATTAGTTGGGATAATCGGAGGCGCTTGCGTTTCGCTTTTAGGGGGTTGGTCTACGAGCTTACAGTATCTTATGCTTGCAATGATAATCGACTACATTAGTGGCTTAACCGTTGCCGGAGTATTCCACAATTCCAAAAAAACAAAAAATGGAGCGCTTGAAAGCCGAGTAGGGTGGAAGGGCCTTTGTCGGAAAATTTTTACACTATCATTTATCGTAATCGCACGAGGGATAGATGTTTATCTTGGCGTTGATTACGTTAAAAATGCGGTAGTTATTGGATTTTTTACAAACGAGGTCATTAGCATAATTGAAAACATGGGACTTATGGGAGTCCCGATGCCGTTAATCGTAACAAAGGCGGTTGATTTACTTACAACAAAGTCGAACGACCAGACAAAATCACAGTGATACGGGATTTAATTCCTTATCATAAATTGACATTTTTTACTCCTTGGACTTGGCGGTTATGTGATTGCCATGTAATCGCCATTTCTGAGGATAAAAAAACTTCACAAAATTAAAGATAATCTTTAACTTGGCGGTTATCGCCTTTTATGTATCCGCCAAAAACGGGGGCTTTTTTGTTTTTAAGGAAGTAAAAAATGAAACTAACAAGCGAGATGCAGTATATATGGGATTTCTTCCGATTCAGAGGTCTCACAAGGTTCGGGGTTGCTGGACTTATGGGAAATCTTTATGGAGAGTCTAACATCAAGTCAAACGTGCTTGAGAGACTTTGCATAAATCGCTACAAAGAGCAGACAGGGAAAACTTACACAGACGAAAGCTATACAAAGGCGGTTGATGATGGTTCCATTAGCAGAGTCGAGTTCTTAAACCCACTCGGCAAGTCTTACGGCTATGGCTTGGCACAATGGACAACGGTCGGACGCAAAGCCGGACTATATGACCGTTGCAAGGCTCAGGGTGTCTCTATTAGCGATTTACAGACTCAGTGCGAATATTTGTATCATGAATTAGAAACAAGCTTTAAATCGACTTTAAACGTGCTTACGTCGGCACAAGACATAAACACAGCAAGCGATTATGTGCTTTTACATTTTGAGATGCCAGCTCATGCGGAGTTGTCTATAAATCTTCGCAGACGGTACAGTATAGAGGTTTTTAATTTATTAGGGCAGGAGGAAAAAATGGTAATTATCGGCAGTGCAAGGATTGACGAAAACGGAAAGGCTCATGGCGGAAAACCTGGAGATCAGAACGGCAAGGAAGTAAGCATACAGGAGTATTATCCTCATAAACTGGGATGGAGAACCATAAGAGCAATAGACCCGGTAGCACGTGAGAACATTGCACAGGATATGGAATGGGCTTGCGCGAATGGCAATATTGGATATGACCAGTATCAGAATCAGACACTTTACAATGTCGCAAAACCTTTAGGCTTTAATTGTTCACTTGTAGAGACTCCATGTGAGACAGATTGTGCTAGGCTTGTGAGAGTATGCGTACTCTATGCCGGTATTCCGGTGGATGATTTCTATACCGGGAATGAAGCTGATGCGCTACTTGCAACAGGCGCGTTTGAAGAGGTTAATGTTGCTCTGCCGGGCGGTTTAAAACGTGGCGATATACTTGTCACAAAAACAAAGGGACATACGGTTGTAGCTCTGACAAACGGTGACGGAACCGTAACAAAGCCGAGTGCGCCTGAGTCTCCGACTTTCGGACGATACACAATCGGGTGGCATGAGGATAATAACGGATGGTGGTATGCTGACAGCGAAAACACGTATCTCACA